TAGCATACTCAACAGCACAAGGTATAAATGCTGAAGACATAAACATAGATGGTGATGGATTTGTAACAGAAACATCTGCTAAAGGTCCAGAAGAATTTGTACCAGGACAAGTTTTAGACACATTAGACATTCAAGTGTATGACAGAGGACAAAACACAGGCAGTAAAATTAATAGTTACAATTATTTAGGTGACGGAGCAACAACACAGTTTAGTTTCGTTGATGCGCCACAAAGCAATACTGCTATATTCTTAAGTGTTGATAATATTTTATATAATTCAAATCAATACACAGTTGATTACCAGGATAAATTTATCGAAATAACACCAGCGCCTACTACTGGAGCAAAAATTAATTTTATTACAATGGGAAACAACGGTGAGGCAATACTTGACACTGATACATTTAAAGGTGATGGTAGCACAGTTGAATTTGTAACAAGAGCCAAATTTACACAAGGCAATATACAAACTTTTGTGCGTGTAGATGGTGAAGAATCCGCATACACTGTGATAGAAACAGATTCATCTTATGCTGTTCCTAATAGAGTAGCAATAAGATTTAACACTGCTCCAACATCAAACAGTTACATAAACATTGTGGTGTATGCTAGTGCTTCACAATCATTTAGCGAAGTTACACAAGACATATTCACAGGTGATGGAAGTACAACAACTTATCAAATGAACCAAACTCCGTTCAGTCAAAAACCATTTACTAACAATGTAATTGTAAAAGTTGGTAATGACGTGTTAAGAAGCGGATTCCATAGAAAATTCACAGTTAGCACATTGAGAGAATATGAATTTAAAAATTGGCAAGTGCTTCCAGGATTAATAAATGCTTCTGATGTAAGAGCATTCTTAAACAAAACAGAATTAACTTCAGCAGAATACAGATGGAATCCAGGAACTTCAAGTGTTACACTTACGTCAGGTGTAGGAGAGATTGGTGATATATTAGATGTGTACATTGAAAATGGAGAATACAGTGTGAGTGATACAGGATTAATTACTTTTACTTCTGCTCCAGCACAATCAAGCACAATTACTGCTTACCAGTTCAGTAAACATGACGTACAAGACATAGATAGAACACAATATGATGTCGTGGCAAAATTAACTGTTACTGTGAACACAGATGATTATTTCCAATACAATCAATTGACAAGCGGTGTTGTAAAATTAAACCGTCCGGCAGTTGATGCTCAATATGTTTGGGTATGTTTAAATGGCGAGTGGTTAGCACCTAGCATAGACTACACTGTGTCTAACAATCAAATGTTCTTAAAAATAAGCAGAACACTATCGCAGAATGATGAAATAGATGTAATACACTTTACAGCACCTTCATTCATAGGAAAATTTGCGTACAGACAATTTAAAGATTTGATGAACAGAACACACTTCAAACGTTTAGGTAATGACAGACAATACACTTTAGCAGAAAATTTAAGTTGGAATGATAAAGAAATTACATTAATTGATGCCACAGGCATCACAGAACCTAGTGTTGCTTCGCAACTTCCAGGTATAGTGTTTATTGATTCTGAAAGAATTGAATACTACAAAAAAGATGGCAACAAACTTCAACAGTTGAGACGTGGAACATTTGGTACTGGTATAGCAGAAATACATCATGCCAACACAGATGTTCACGATCAGAGTGCGTTCCAAAATGTACCATACAAAGATAATTTCATATCTGAAACGTATACAGGTGCTGATGTGGTAAACAATACATTAAACATTGGCTTTACACCTAAAACAGCAAATGAATTTGAATTATTTGTAGGTGGCAAAAGATTGAGAAAAAATAGTATTAGTGTGTATGATCCTGCACTAGGACAAGATAGTCCTGAAGCAGATAGCACTGTGCCTGCTGAATTCAGTGTTACAGGCACAACTGCGGTGATAACATTTACTAACACACCAGCCGAAAATGCCCAAATTTTGCTGGTTAGAAAACAAGGTAAAATATGGCAAACAGGAACAGATCCACTGAGTCAGACAGAAAATGACATCGCAAGATTCATACGTCAAAAAGAAGTGGCTGTGCCGCAATAAATACAATGGTAGAACGGAGCAAAAATGAGCAAAATTAAAGAGAATAGTGGTGTATTGATACAAGGACATATTAAAATCCACGATCCAGAATCAGACAAGGTTTTTGTTGATAAACGCAACGCAATTCATTATGAAAATATGAGTGTTGCTTTAGCAGAAAGTGTTGCCAATCAAGGTCAAGGTTTCATAAATTCAATGTCTTTTGGTAATGGTGGAACAAGCGTTGACCCAACAGGAATTATTACATACCTTACTCCAAACAGTACAGGTACAAATGCTACACTTTACAATCAAACTTACACAAAAATTGTTGATGATAGATCAGTATCAAACCTAGATCCACAAAGAAACAAAATAGAAACAAGACACATTAACGGAACAAACTATACAGATGTTGTTGTTACTTGTCTTTTAGATTATGGTGAACCAAATGGACAGGACGCTGTTGATGGCGCAAGTGCATCAGACAGTCTTTATGTATTTGATGAATTAGGATTAGTGAGTTATGCACCATCAGGCGCAGGCAAACTTTTAACACACGTAATTTTCCATCCTGTACAAAAAAGTTTAAACAGATTAATACAGATTGATTACACAGTCAGAGTTCAAAGTTTGACAGGTTTTAACGAAGGGTAATAAATGGCATACATTATAAGTTTTACGGATGCTGTAAACAAAGGCACTATTACGATAGAAGACAACACGGTTAACAACGAAACCAGTGTTAATTTTCCAGGTAAAAATACAACGTCATATGGAACAGTAATATCTGAAAACTTTTTACATTTATTAGAAAATTTTGCTAACAGTTCAGCACCACTGAGACCTATTGAAGGTCAACTTTGGTTTGATACTTCTGCTGGAGTAAATCAACTTAAAGTTTATGATGGAGCAAACTGGGTAGCATCAGGTGGATTGAAAAAAGCAATCAACCAACCAAGTGCATCAGAAAGTATTTCAGGTGATTTATGGGTAGACACAAATGCTCAACAATTATATTTGTTCACAGGTTCAGGTTGGGTACTAATTGGTCCACAATACAGTCAAGGTTTAAAAACTGGAGCAACTCCAGAAACTATTATCGGCACAGACGATTTATCATACAGCATTGTAAAATTAGAAGTTGAAGCACAAACAGTTGCCATTATTTCAAAAAATTCATTCACACCTAAAATTACTATTCCAGGATTTTCAGCATTAAATCCAGGAGTAAATTTAAGTTCAACAAATTTTGGTTCTGATGTAAACAAACTTTATGGAACATCTGAAAAAGCAGAATCATTAGTTGTTGGTAACACAACAGTTGCCGCAGGAAACTTTTTAAGATCAGACACAACATCATTAACGGATTTTCCAATTAAAGTTAAAACAGATGATGGTATAGAAGTAGGTGCCGCTGGAACATTTAAAATGTTTGTGGAAAATCAAGCAGGTATAATTCAATTAGGAACACAAGATGAAGAAATAGATTTTAGATTGAACAGTGGTGGTTCAGTATCAACTGTGATGAGAATAAGTTCACAACAGCAAGTTGGTATTAATAAAACAAATCCAAATGAAGCATTAGACGTAACAGGAAATATTTTATCATCTGGATCAATCACAAGTAACAGCACAGCACCTTCAACTAATATTGGATCAGGCGCTTTAGTATCCAAAGGTGGATTAGGTGTTGCTCAAGATGTAAATGTTGGTGGAGCAGGTACGTTTGCTGGCAACATAACAGCACAATCAATTTTGCCAACACAAGATATTACTTTTGACATTGGTTCTAATACAAAAAGATACAACACTGTATACGCAAATAATTTAAACGCAGGAACTATTGTAGGAAATGTTACAGGTACTGCTAGTAGTACTGATGAAGCAAACAAATTATCTTCTGCTTCTACATTTAGAATGACCGGTGATGTTACAGCAACTGATGTATCTTTCCAAGGAGACGAAGGAACACCAAGAACATTTAACACAACAATAAGCAATTCGTTTATTGGCAATCAAACACTTACAACAACAAGTCAAGTGAGTGATGAAATTATTTTAAACAGAACAACAGGCACTACTGGAATATTTAAAACAACAGTTGGCACAATTACAGGTGCTATACCAACTCCACCTGTTGCGTCAATAATGGCTTTTGCTGGAGCAACTGCTCCAACAGATTGGTTATTCTGTGATGGTGCTGAAGTCCAGAGATCAGTGTACAATCAATTGTTTCAAGCAATAGGAACGCAATATGGAACACCAAGCAGTTCTTCAGTATTTAAATTACCAGACTTACGAGGTAGATTTGCTTTAGGTAAAGATAACATGAGCAATCCAGGTTTAGGACAAGGTTCAGCAGACAGAGTGACTTCTCCAGTAGCAGATGGTTTAGGTTTAGGTGCTGGTGACGAGAAGAAAATAATAGCAAAAGAAAATTTACCAGATCACGAACACGATTTAAGAGCAAACAATGGAGATCAATTCTTTGCTTCAAGAAATATAGCAGGTGCTTCTACAGATCCAGAAGTAACTACAACAAGTGGTCCAGATTTATCTAACAGTGCTGGTGCTCAACAATTACCTAACTCAGGTGGAATTGATGGCACAATAGGACAAGCAATGGATGTAATGAATCCATACCTAACATTAAATCACATAATTTATACTGGAGGAGCATAATGAGTTATAGATTGAATAAAACTGATGGCAGTTTACTTGTAGATCTAGTTGATGGTCAATTAGACACAACTTCCAGTGACTTAACATTAATAGGCAGAAACTATTCTGGCTTTGGTGAAGTATTAAATGAAAACTTCATTCAATTATTAGAAAATTTTGCTAACGCATCTGCTCCTATAAATCCAATTAGAGGACAACTTTGGTTTGACACAGCAGAGAATAGATTAAAAGTTTACAACGGTTCAGCATTTACTTCATCTGGTGGAACAACAGTTGCTGAAAATCAACCAAACATGGTTGCAGGCGATCTTTGGATTGACAGCACAAAAAGTCAATTATATTTCTTTGATGGCGTAAGATTACAATTAGTTGGTCCTGAATATTCAACAGCACAAGGCACATCAGGTCACCAAGTAGCAAGTGTATTAGACACACAAAATATTACACAAACAGTTGTGAAAATGTTTGTAGGTGGAAATCTTGTTGGAGTACACTCAAATGCAACATTTACTCCAGTTTCAACTGCTAGAATTCAAGAATTAGTTACTACTGCTAATCCAACAGGAAGTTTAGTAAAAGGTTTCAATGCAGTTGGCACAGATTACAAATATGCTGGAACTTCAACTATTGCTGAATCTTTAATAGATGGTAATGGTGTTGTGAGAACAGCAGACCAATATCTTGTAGCAGACAGCGATGATTTAACAACAGGTGCATTAACAATACAAAATAATGCTGGTTTGACGATTGGATTAAATCAAAATACAAAATTACAATTTAGCAATAATGCTTTCCAAATAGCGAATCAATTATCAAATCAAGATGTTGAAATTACAGTAAGAACACCTGCTGAAGTTTCAGCATTCAAAATTGACACTTCTACATCATCAGTTGGAATTTACAAAGCGATTCCAACAGCAACACTCGATGTTGGTGGAAATGTAAACATCGATGGAGATTTAACTGTTGGCGGAACAACTACATCTGTTGATACAGTAAATCTTAGAGTAGAAGATAAAAACATTGAACTTAATATTACAGGAGCAGGCGTAACAACAAATGATGCTGGAGCAGATGGTGGTGGTATAACTTTAAAATCTGCTGACGGTGATAAAACATTTGCTTGGTCAAATGGTACAGATGCTTGGACTAGTTCTGAATATATAGATTTTGCTGTAGGTAGAGGTATAAAAATTAATACAAATACAGTGTTACTTGAAGACACACTAGGCGGTTCAGTTGTTAATTCATCATTAACATCAGTAGGTACATTGGCAAATTTAGATGTAGATGATGTAAACATAAATGGTTCTACTATTACAAGTCAAAATGCTCAGTCATTAAAATTAAGTTCAGACACAGCCGCAATTGAAGTTTTAAGTAACAAAAGAATTACAGGAGTTGGCACACCAATCAATGCTTCAGATGTTGCTACAAAAGAATATGCAGATGGTTCTACAATTATTAGTTTACAATTAGATGTTTCTGGATTTACACAAAACTCTGTAGGAAACAATTATCTGAACGTGAGAGAAGTTTTAGAAACTCTTTATCCTGTTGCAGGATATGGTAGCGGTTCTGCAGAACCACCATTAGGTGTATTTGCTAACAGTGTGATTCCAGCAAGAACTGATGGTGCTTTAGCAAGAGTATTAACAGTTGATTACGGTGCTGGTGGAGGTTTTAATATTCCAACTATTGATTTCTCAGGATTGAAAAACTTTACGCAAGTGGATCAAACAATTACTATTCAATCAAGAACAATAGCAAGTGTAACATTTGGTGCTCAGGATCCTAATTTAGGTACAACAACAAAAATTACAACAACTGCTTCACATTTCTATGAAGGTGCTCAAGCAGTTGTAATATCAGGAACAACTGTGGTAAATGGTGTAACAGCAAATATAGATGGCAACTACACAATACAGGCGGCAGAATTTCCAGCAGAAACTCCAAACTATGTGAGTTTCACAATTGATTTAGACACATCTGCGGCAGGATGGCAAAGTGCCACGTGTACAGTTGGTACAGTACAAAGAACTCCAACTGTGGGTGCGGCGAATAAACAAGTGGTTGAAGATGTATCCAATGCTTCAAATGTAACAGGAACGATAACATTTGCTCCTACAAGAAAACTATTACAATTTGGTGTCAACGGCGGTAGTTGGACATTTGATAGAGAAATAACACTAACATTAACTTCGTAGGACGATAAATATAAGAAACAAAGGGATTTATGGCATATATTGTTAACAAATTTGATGGAACACTGATAGCAACTGTAGAAGACGGTACTATTGATAATACAACTAATCTACGTTTTATAGGTAAAAACTATGCTGGTTACGGTGAAATTCAAAACGAAAACTTCTTACACCTATTAGAAAATTTTGCTAGTGGCACACAACCAACTCGTCCATTAGGTGGTCAGATATGGTTTGACACAAATTCAAGCAAATTAAAATTTTATGATGGAACAAAATTCAGAACAACAGGCGGTGCTGAAGTAGGTACTACTGCTCCAGCAGGTTTAACAACTGGTGACTTTTGGTGGGATTCAGCAAACAGTCAATTGTATGCTTGGGACGGCACAAGTTTTATTCTTGTAGGTCCACAAGGCACAGGAAGTACAGTAACACAATTTGTATCAAGACAAATCAAAGACAGTTTAAATGCCAACCAACAGATCATTGAAGGAAAAGTAAACAATGAAACTGTTTTAATTTTTAGTTCAACAGCATTCACAATAGGCACAGCAGATCCTTCAAACACAATTACAGGATTTGATGTTGTTAAAAAAGGTATTACATTAGTCAACACACAATCTACAACAAACGGTGTAACAACAACTGACCACAGATATTGGGGAACAGCATCTAACTCAGATAGATTAGGTGGCTTCCTTGCTTCTGATTACATCAGATCAGGTTCAAGTGCTTTCTCTAGCATTGTAAGATTTGGAGATGTAGGTTTTACAGTTGGTGATTCAAATGATTTAAAAGTAGCAATAGAAAATGGATCTGAAGGAATAATTGCCAATGAAATTGGAAACAAAATTACTTTAAAAGTAAATGACACAGGTTCTGTAAATGAGATTGCTTTTGTAAGTCCAGATGGAATTATACCTGGAACAGGAAATAAAAATTTAGGAATAGTAACAGACAAATGGTATGAAGTACACGCAAACTATTTTAAAGGTTTGGCTGACAGTGCTTCAGGTATTGAGTTTGGTGCACAAACTTATTTAGGTGCAACAACAGCCGTAAACAACACAGTGGCATTAAGAGATGGCACAGGAAAAGTTACAGCAAATACTTTTGACGGTGTGGCAACATCGGCTTCTTATGCTGACTTGGCTGAGATCTACACAACAGATAAAGAATACGAAGTTGGAACAGTAATGGCAATTGGCGGTGACGCAGAAACAACAGCATTTTTTGATGGAGGTCCATTTGGTGGAAATGTTTTTGGTGTTATATCAGGCAGTCCAGGATTTTTAATGAACAAAGATGCTGAAGGACAAGCGATTGCTTTTGTTGGTCGTGTGCCAGTTAAAGTTAAAGGCGCAGTTGAAAAAGGCGAAAAAGTTTATGCGATGGATTATGGTATCGCAACTACTACCAAAAAAGGACAATTGGTAGGTTTTGCTTTAGAAACAAATGCAGATGAATCCACAAAATTAGTAGAGGTAGCACTAAGGTTAATAAATAATTAGTAGGAATAGAATACAATGGCTTTAGTAACCGCAAACAGATTTAATACTCTTAGACAGCAAATAGATAATGTGTTAGGAAATGGTTCAGGTGATACTGGATATGGACAAACACTTATTACACAATCAGTTCAGGTAGGTGATTTAATCAATGCTACCAACATCAACAACGCATACGAAGATTTAAGAAAAGCATACAAACATCAAACAGGTGGAGATCCAGCGTCTAACTTAATTCAAATTGTTTCTCAAGGAGATTTGATTAAAGAAAATGATGGTGTTAATTACACAGGTTGGGATCAATACGAAGCATTGGCAACAACAGTTGGAACAAATAGATTAACAGTTGACTCTACACAACAATCAGTTGTACTTGCTAGTAGCAATCAAAGAGGTTCGTGGAATGGTACAATTACATTGAGAATCGAAGTTAACTTTACATCTGAAGATGCTAGAAGACATTATTTCAACGCAGGCGGTTATATTCAAATTTCATCGAGTACAACAGACAGCAGTTCAAAAGGAAATTCCTGGAACAATGTAATGGGCGGAAATTTAAAATTTGGTGCTCACGGAACTACTCACACAGGAAACGGATCAGTAACAGGATCTGGAATAGGAAACTACGAACTAGACGGAACTTCTCAGAGACTATTATCAAACTTTGATGCAGGTGGTGGAGCATATTCTGCCAACGATTACTATGTGGATGTACAGCGAACAAGTGCCACACAAATTAGATTCACAATGAACTGGAGAGACCAAGCAGGCGGTAATCCAGATGAAAACATTTCGAATTTAAGAAGTTACATTTACACAGCAACAGCAATCACAGATGTAATTGGTACTGCACCAGGTGTTGTACGTGGTTCTGGCGATAATTTCTAATCTATAATTTGACTTATATCCAAAAATCAAGTATAATATTCTTAATATTATGGATGAATCCTTATCAAAATCTTTGGAATACGCAGAGCGTCTAAGAACGTTCAATAATCAATTAAAATTGTTGAAAGAGAAATGTCTTGAAAACAATATCTATTATACCGAAGGACATCAATTCACAATAGACCTTGCTCTTATAAATTACTGTCTCACGTATATCAATATCAAAAAAACAAATGAAGCAATATTTCTAGATGATTACAAACAACCTGTCAAAATTACAGATATTAAATCCTTTCATAGCGACATTACTGATTTGTATCAACGCAATCTAAATCAATACCTTGTGGAATACAATCAATTAGTGAAAGACAAAGGTGAGATTTAATCATGACCAAAGGGGTTTTGCTTTTTGCTCATAACAATAGCACTGTGGATTATGTCAAACAGGCTAATTTTTGTGCAGGTCAGATTAAAAAACATCTTGATTTGCCAGTGTGTTTGATTACATCGGACAAATTCAACGAAGATCATAATAATTTTAATCACGTCATTGTAGTAGAAAAACCAAACACAGATCAAACAAAAAGATTTTACAATGTTACAAACAGTTATGAGGATACATGGAACAATACTTCAAGACCAGATGCTTATTCTTTAACTCCGTACGATGAAACCATTGTAATGGATACTGACTATATTGTGGCAAACAGCAACCTTAACAAAGTGTTTGAAAGCAAAGAAGATTTTTTAATCAACTACAAAGCACAACACGTAGACTTTGAATCTAGATACACAGAAGAAATGAAATATGTTAGTGATACAGGTATTGAAATGTGCTGGGCAACTGTATTTTATTTTAAGAAAACTGAAAGAACTAGAATTTTGTTTGATTTAATCAATCATATCAAAAAAGAATGGCAATTTTATAGATTCAAATATCAAATTGAAAATACAATTTATAGAAATGATTTTGCTTTTGCCATAGCAATTCACATGATTAATGATTTTGCTAAAACAAGTTGGCCCAAGCAATTGCCTAGCAAGTTGTTTTATACAACGGACAAAGATAGTGTAGACTCTTATCTTGATAATAAATGGAATTTTACATTAGAGCGAGGAGCAAAATGTCAGATTAAAGATATGAATATACACATAATGAACAAAATAGGATTGAATAAAATTATAGATCAATATGAATAGAGGTTTTATATTATTTGTACAGCAGAATGAAACTTGTGATTATTTAAAACAAGCAGTTGCCTGTAGTTTAAGCATAAAGAAATTTATGCCCAAAGAACAAATATGTTTAATGACAGATATCATTGTTCCTGAAAAATACAAGAAACATTTTGATCATATTCAAGACATACCAGGAGATGATCTCGCAGTTGACAGCGATTGGAAAGTTAATAACAGATGTAAAATTTATAATAGCAGTCCATTTGATGAATCTATTGTGCTAGATGTGGATATGTTATTGTTAGAGAATATAGAGCATTGGTGGAAACAATTAAGCAATTATGAATTGTTTTACACAAACAAAGTTAAAACCTATAGAGATGAATGGGTAACAAATGATTATTATAGAAAAGTATTTGTGGACAATGACTTGCCAAATGTGTATTGTGGATTTCATTATTTTAAAAAATGTAAAAACAATGATGTGTTTTTTAAATTGTTAACAGATATTGTAGTGAACTATGAACAATACAGCAAACGTTTTACAAAAAATCGCACTCAATCTTGGTGCAGTATGGATGTTGCCACAGCAATAGCAATAAAATTATTAGGTATTCAGCATAAAGTTTTCAGCACACAGTCTAATTTGACATTTACACATATGAAACCTAGAATACAAAACTATCAAAGTCAATTGAAATTATGGACGGAACAGATAGATTATAATCTTACACCACAAAATGAATTATTTGTGGGAAACTTTAAACAAAAAGGAATATTTCATTATGTTGAGGATAATTTTTTAACAGATAAGATGTTGGAGCAACTACAATGAAGATAAGACCGCCACTAGAATTTGACGTAATACGTCCTAAAGTAAAACATTACTTTCATTTCGAGCCTGAAAGCGGAGATGTGTTTGGTTGTAGTGTACAGCAACAAGGACATAGTGTTGAAATTACAAAAGAACTAGCAGATGAAATACAAAAAGGTTCAAAACATTTAGCAGACTACAAGGTGACATTTAAAAATACAGGTTATGTTGTGGAATCACGTTATGTAGTAGACAACAAACTGCCAACTGATATACAAACAGATAATCACACCAACAAAGTAGTCTATGAAATAGTAAAAAATGATAAAGATTCTTGTATTAGATTTAAACTGGATATGAAAAATAAAAAATGGAACGTCAGTATAGATGATGATTTAAAAAACATAATACAAACCACAGTAAAACAAGACAATTATGTGTTTAAATTTTTTACTACACCACAACACAATACAAGTGTTGCTGATTATTCTTTCAATATAGATTTAAAACAGTTATGTGACACTGGTGATATTCAACTTCAACACAAATCTAATGAAACACCCAGATTGTTTTGTAGAAAAATTTACAATTATTCATATGAGGTAGCACAATGATTTTAAAAGTAGCAGACATGGATTTTATATTTTTAAGTGTTGATGAACCTAATGCTGAAAAGAATTTTGCTGATTTAAAAAGAAAAATCCCATGGGCAAAACGTGTTCATGGTGTAAAAGGTTTTGACACAGCACATAAAAAGGCGGCAGAGGTATCTGAAACAGACAGATTTATCACAGTTGATGCCGACACCCAAGTACATAACAGTTTTTTAAATGTAATGGTTGATTTAAATTCATTAGGATTAGACAACACATATCAATTAAGTTGGTGTGGACATATTGATCTTAATGGATTAAGATATGGTAACGGCAGTTTGAAATGTTGGACAAAAGATTTTGTAAAAAATATGAGAACTCATGAAAATCACGACGGTGGAGCAGATAGCAACAATAAAAATGTAATAGAGTTTTGTCATTTTCCAAATTACTATCAATTCAACGATAATCATTCAATCAGTTACATAGATGGATCTGCCTATCAGGCTTGGAGAGCAGGATTTAGAGAAGGAGTCAAAATGAGTTTGGATAAAAATGTTCGACAAGCACCAAAAGACTTATGGTGGCAAAACTATCAACGATTACTTGTATGGATGACAGTGGGTATAGATAATCCTTATGGCATTCATGCTATTCATGGAGCAAGAACAGGATGTTATCTTACAATGTGTACAGATTGGGATATCGGTCAAGCAAACGAATATAGATTCTTTGAAAAGTATTGGAAAATTGAACTGCACAAAGACAAGACAACAGACTTTTATGAAGACTCTGTTACACTAGGAAAAAAGATTAATGCTGAACATGAAATTGATTTACCTATAAATCCGCTTACAGCAGAACAAAGTAAATTTTTTAAGAAAGTTTATTACAATACTCCAAGAATAATTAGGAAATCTAGATAATGTATGATATTGTGTTTATAAGTTACAACGAAGCATTGGCAGATCACAATTTTAAGTTGTTGTGTGACCGTTTTCCTATTGCTCAACGAGTAAAAGGAGTAAAAGGAATTCACAAAGCACATATAGAAGCGGCAGAAGTATCTATGACAAAAATGTTTTGGGTAGTAGACGCCGACGCTCAAATAGTAAAAGATTTTAATTTTGATTACAAAGTTGATCAATATAATTTAGATACAGTTCATGTATGGCAAAGTTTAAATCCTATAAATGATTTACAGTATGGATATGGGGGTGTCAAATTACTACCCAAACAATTAACTTTAAATATGGATACAACCACAACTGATATGACAACAAGCATTTCTAAAAATTTTAAAGCAATAAAGCAAGTTTCAAACATCACAGCATTTAATTCAGATCCATTCAGTGCTTGGAAAAGTGCATTTAGAGAGTGTGTAAAATTAAGTTCTAAAGTTATTGACAGACAGCAAGACAATGAAACAGAACAAAGATTGGATGTTTGGTGTAGCAAAGGTGCTGATAGACCGTATGGTGATTTCGCAATAGAAGGTGCGAAGTCCGGCAGAAAATTTGGCACAGAACAAAAAGACAAATTGAATTACATTAATGATTTTGATTGGCTTAAAAAACATTTCGAGGAGACCTGCAGTGTCAGTACGTACTACTAGAATACCATTTGATAATATTATCAAGTTTGGGCAACAGACAATGATGCGTCATAAATTATTCAACGTAAGTTGGATATTAAGTAGATTCTGTAATTATGATTGTTCATATTGTTGGCCCTATGCTCATTCTAAAAAAGTAGATCATAGACCATTAGATGTTTATAAAAAAACAATGGACGAAATTAAAACTCAAGCAAGAAGTAATGGCTTTGATAGTTTTCATTTTAGTTTTAGTGGTGGAGAACCTACAGCATACAAAAGATTTTTACCTTTAATAGGTCATTATGCCTCAGATGAAAAAAGTAACTATCAAAGTATTCATATGACAACAAATTGTTCACCAGGAATAAAATGGTGGAACACTTGGCTTACAGCAACAGAGTCGTTAGTACGTAGAAGTATAACCGCCAGTTATCATCATGAATTTGCCGATGAACAAACTTTTGGAGATAAACTTTTGATGTTGCAAGATGCCGGTGTTTATGTTACAATAAATCAAGTAATGGTTCCTGAATTGTTCAGCGAACTATATGATAGATGTAAAAGATTCAATGACAGAGGAATCAATGTAACACTGAAACCTCAAAGTAATGAATCAGCAAGTGAGATTGTATCAGGTTACAATGACGAACAAGTAGAATTAATGAAAACAGGATTTGCTTTAAAGACAAATGACGGTTCAGAAGTAGGTCAAATTAGTCTTATGGATCATAAAGATAATATGTATGAGATAGACCAGGCAGAAAGATTCAATGCTTTTGGCTTCAATAAATTTAAAGGTTGGAACTGTAATGCTGGATATCAAAGTTGTATTGTAAGAGAACCAGGTGGTGAAATAAAAAGAGCATACAGTTGTCATGATGAACCATTAGGAACGATAGATGGAGGATTTGAACTGTTTAAAAACGCAAACAAGTGTATAACTCCAACTTGCGTGAGTTCTGCTGATAGTAAAATTCCTAAATCAAGAGGATTAGACAAATTAGAAGCAATAGAAAAGGATGAAATAATATTAGAAATAAGTCGTAAGCAATCTAAATTATTTAAAAAGGAAAGAACAAATGTATAAACTTGAAGACATTAGAGATATCCATTTAGAAATCACAAGCAGATGTCAGGCAAAATGTCCTATGTGTCCTAGAAGAATAAATGGCGGTCCTTTGAATCCTTTTATACATTTGGATGATGTGTCATTAGAAACTTTTAAAAAATGGTTTCCTGTAGATTTTATTAAACAATTGAACAGTCTGTTTATGTGCGGAAATTTAGGAGATCCAATTGTAAGCAAAGATACATTGGAAATCTATCAACACTTAAGAGCAACTAATCCTAATATAGGACTTGCCATGCACACAAATGGAAGTGCAAAAAATCAAGACTGGTGGAGGAAGTTAGCAAAAGAAAATGTAAAAGTTACTTTTGGATTAGATGGTTTGAAAGATACTAATCATCTTTATAGAATATCTACAGATTTTGATAAAATTATTTCCAATGCTAACGCATTTATTGGAGCAGGTGGATTCGCAAAATGGCATATGCTGGTATTCAAACACAACGAACATCAAGTTGAAGAAGCAAGACAAATGTCCAAGGACTTAGGTTTTAGAGCATTTACTACAAAACATACGTCAAGATTCCACAATGGTGAGTTACAAGTAATAGATGAAAAAGGAAATCCTTTACACAAATTAGAGCCTACACAAAAAAGTGCTGATATGATATCATTAGTGAAAGAATCACAAAATGAAACGAAACCAACTATTATATGTAAAGCAGTTAAAAATCGCCAGTTATATGTTAGTGCTTGTGGTAATATATCTCCTTGTTGTTGGTTAGATATGGAATGGATTCCGCCTATGCAGGCAAGTAGAATAGATTACATGGACAGGATTGGAGAATTTCCTAATTTAAATACAAGTAGTCTTAAGGAAATATTTGATGGAGGTTATTTTGAAAAAATTGAAAAAACTTGGGGACACACGCCTTTACAAGAATGTGGTAAGCAGTGTGGTTCTTTTGACAAACTAGGAGCACAATTTGAAAATTAATATTCAAGATGTACTGTACTGGATGGATACAATCAGGCAATCTGATGACAAGTATCGTACATTGGAAAGTTTCTGGAAAGGACAGATCAATAGTAAAGTTTGGTTAATAACTCATTTACAAAAGTTTCAACAACAAATGCCATATAATATTTTATTGTGTGGTGGTTGGAATGGAGTATTGTCTACATTATTGTTCAATAGTGAACTAGATATCACACGTGTTGTTAGTATGGACATAGATAGCAAATGCGAATCTATTGCTTATTCTATGAATAAAGAGTATGAAATGGATGGCAGGTTTAAAGCAATCACGTCAGATATGCTGTTATACAACGATTATGGCAAACATAATTTAATTATTAATACTGTATGTGAACACATGACAGTTGATCAATATCAACAATGGTTAGAAAAATTACCAAATAACAAAAGGATTGTAGTACAAAGTAATGACTTTTTTGAATGTGAAGAACATATTAATTGTCAAAAGTCATTGAAAGAATTTGAAAAAAATTGTGGTTTGACTATTGAAGAATCAGTAGAACTTACAACAGACAAATACAAAAGATTTATGATTATAGGATTTAAAAAATGAAAGCACCAGTAAATTTTTCAGATAGAGTGGCTTATAAAATTACAATGGGTTTGCGTTGGATAGCAGATACATTTTTTAAAAAACGTTATGGACACAGAGCAGTTGTATTAGAAACTGTTGCAGGTGTGCCTGGCATGGTTGCAGGTATGTGGAACCATTTAAGAAGTTTACGTAAAATGAAACCAGATGATCGAGGTTGGATTAAAACATTATTAGCAGAAGCAGAAAATGAACGTATGCACCTTATGATTTTCATTCGCATAGCAAAACCTAATTGGTTTGAACGTTGGGCAATTATTACTGCACAATTTATATTCTGGCATTTTTATATGTTCTTATATATATTTTTTCCGCAGTGTGCTCACAGAATGGTAGCATACTTTGAGGAACAAGCCTGCATAAGTTATACAGAATATTTGAAAGAAATAGATGAAGGAAGAATAGAAAATATTAAAGCACCTAAGATAGCAATAGATTATTATAAACTTCCTAAAGACGCAACTTTACGTGATGTTGTAATCGCAGTGCGAAAAGACGAAGAAGGGCATAGAGATGTGAACCACGATATGGCAGACCAAATAAGAAGGAATAGACATGGACTTATCAACTAAAATTTTTAATAAGTTTAAAGACGGCACATTGCCGTGGCTTGAATTAGATATTAATTTTGGTCCTTATATTGACCCTAATGAATTTAATAAAGTAGAAAAATACTATGTGGATCATAGAGAAAATGAATCACACATTGGATGGAGCAGTTGTTGTTTACATGGATTAGGCATTGACAAGACACAGGTGGCAAAAGAATATGGTTATACCGATGAACTAAATGCTCCATACAGTTGGACTAAACTTGCGGAAATAACGCCAGCAGTAAAAATGTTTTGGGACAAATTTCCTGCTGAAAGATACAGTAGAGTAAGATTTATGAAATTAAAAAGTTATGGAAAAATAGATTGGCATAATGACCATCCTGGTCACGAACTTCCAGAAGATTTATGTGATTATCTTATTCCAATAAATGTTGCTGTTCAACATCCTGCTCTATGTTATATGGAAGTGAAAGATCATGGATTAGTTCCTTTTGGACATGGCAAAGTATTTTTAATTAATATATTGAAAGATCATCAAGTGGTAAACAATTCTAATGTTGATAGAATACACATGATTGCTCAAGCACACATAGGCAATAAAAGAGAACAATTTAACGAACTATTAGATAGGAGTATTAAAAAATATGGCATTTCAATATGATGCACAGAACAAAAAACACAATATAGTCTTTATTCTTGAAAGTAATTTTCACGCAATAAAAAATAATTCTGCTAAAGAATTAATACAAAATATTGCTGAATATCAGATTGGGAATTTAAACACTATGGGATATGATGTTTTAGTATCTATATCTGAAGATACAACATTGAGTAAGATAGCAGACAAATATGATTATGCTGTTGTGTTTACTCCTGATACAGAGTTTCAAGGTGAATCATTCTTTAAACATCTACAGAAATTAATTAAAGAAGACTTTTATATAGCAGGACACATACTTGATAGGAAAGAGGGTTATTATGAACTGCATGAACAATGCTATGTAATTAATCTTAAAAAGCATAAAGAATATGAATTACCTGAAATAGGTGAATTAAAAAGAAATTCAGAACATTTTACAACTGAACCAATAAGAAGTGATGAAAACTTTCACGATGATTATACACCACTATGGGTTAAGCCAGGAAATGAAAGCAAAACATATAAACACAAATGGCATGGATGGAATATTATCAGAGTTGCTTTAGACAACAAAGAAAAAATAATAGTGTTTGATGAAGATTTAAGAATTAGTAAAAAATGTTATTATGCTGTACA